CCGTGATGAGCTTGAGACGGACGCGGCCAGCCTGAACCTGGACAACGAGGACCCACCGAATGGCGGCCAACCAAGCAATACTTGACGCCACCATTCGGCATGCTGTCTTTCTGGAGCAGTTGAAATCAGGCGAGGTTAAGAAGTTCGGGCCGTTCCTTAAGGAGATCGACCGCAGCCTTCGTGACCGGCTGACCAAGGCTGATCTGACCGATTACACAGTGGTCCGCCTTGAGCGCTTGGTGAGCGAGGTGGACAGCCTGCTACTGGGCATCTTCGACCGGTACACCGATCAGCTGAATCTCGACCTCGTGGACATCGCCAACTATGAGGCGCAGTTCGAAGCGACCAGTCTGACGCGAGTAGCGCCGCCGAGCATCACCTTCGACGCGGCGCTGCCCGGCTCTGCTGCAATCCGGGCAGCCATCCTGACCAACCCGCTCAGTGTCCGCGGTGTGGACGGCGGCAAGCTGCTCGACTCGTTCATTGAAGGCTTCACCTCGACAGAGCGGCAACGCATCACTGGCGCGATCAGGCAGGGCTTCTTCGAAGGCCAGACCAACTTCCAGATCATCAAGAACATTCGCGGGACCAAGGCGCTCAACTACAGCGACGGCATCCTAGCCACGACCAACCGCAATGCCGGTTCAGTCGTGCGCACAGCGGTCCAGCACGTTGCCACCCAAGCACGGATGGAGACGCTCAAGGAAAACAGCGACGTCGTTCAGTCTGTCGAATGGGTCAGCACGCTGGATTCGAAGACGACCGCCCAGTGCAGGACGCTGGATGGCCGGCGCTTCAAGTTGGTCGAAGGGCCAAGGCCACCGATCCACATCAACTGTCGATCAACTGTGGTGGCGATCACCAGATTCAGTGCGCTGCTCTCGAAAGACGGCACGCGCGCCTCGGTCGGTGACAGTGGGCCGCAGCAGGTGAGGGCCGACCTCAGCTATTACGACTGGCTCACCCAGCAGCCCGCCGCATTTCAGGACAAAGCCATTGGCCCCGTCCGAGCAAAGCTGCTACGCGATGGTGGCCTCAGCGTCGAACGGTTCTCAGAGCTGCAGCTCGACCGCAATTTCGCACCACTGACCCTCGATCAGATGAAGGCGCTGGAGCCTCTGGCGTTTGATCGGGCTAATTTGTGATCAACATTCTTTTCTATCGGCTTCAAATGTCGCTAGCAATTCCTGATATTGATCATTCCATTTATCCATTTCGTCGCCCAAATTTTCAGAGTTTTTTGCGGCATGCATCTTTTCCTCATCAGTCTTATTGGGCAAATAAAGCTCCATATAATCTAAGGCGATAAGCTTCGGCGTTTTAGATATTGCACCATCTAAATAAGAGGTGAGGGCGTACGCAGCCCTGGAGACAGCATCGACTCTTTTTTCGAGAGTTTCGTCATCTTTTATCTTGTGAGATGCAAAGGCAATCAAGTTTCCCTGCGTCGCGAAAAATTTATCTACCTTGCTACGGATCACTGCCTCTCTTGAATCAACGCGGGCTAAACAGGATTGCCTAAAGCTCACCGAAGCCGTCTGAGTGGCTGATACCCAGCTTATCCCGGCAGTTATGACGATCCCGAGGAGAGTGAATTTAACCGCACGGATATCAGTCTTTTCTTTTCCATCCTTATCAGTAGTCATCGCGCAGCTCGCTCTGAGTGAGAAGTTACTGCTCGCAAACAGTAAAGCACCTAAACGCAGGCAGGGCCTGCATCCTCGTCTCTGGGAGACAACCAATGCTGAAGTTCCAACTGGACACCCTTGATGGCGTCGACGAATCCGTGCGCGCGCTGTACACCGAAAAAGACGGCAAATTCGTGTTGGGCATCGAAGGCTTGCCGCAACAGGAAGACGTCACCGGCCTGAAAGCCAAGGTCGATGAGCTGCTGGGCGAGAAGAAAGCCGCAGAGAAAGCTCGCAAGGATGCCGAAGAGGCAGCACGCCTTGAGCGTGAAGAAGCCGCGCGCAAGTCCGGCAACGTCGAAGAGCTCGAAAAGTCCTGGTCGGAAAAGTACAACCGCCGCGAAGCTGAGCTGAACGGTTTGCTTGAGCAGGAGCGAGGCAGCCTCGGCAGCCAGATCCGGGATCTGACCGTAGGCCGCACCGCCACCGACATCGCAGCAGCATTGGCAATCCCAGGCAGCGCCAAGGCGTTGCTACCTCACATCGAACGCCGCCTGAGCGTTGAACTGCGTGACGGTAAACCCACCGTCGTGGTTCTCGACCAGGCGGGCAAGCTCTCGGCGGCAACGCTGGATGAGCTGAAAGCAGAATTCACCAACGACACGGCGTTCGCGCCGCTGATCGCTGGCAGTAAGGCATCGGGCGGCGGGGCTGCTGGTGCTGGGAATGGCGGCGGGGCCGCAAAAGGAAACATCGGCGGCACTAAAACGGAACGCACAGCGGCAATCGCCAGCAAGTTCCCGGACCTCCCTCTCAATTAAGGAATAACACATGTCCCTGTCTCAAATGCAGGTCTTCAACGATTACGTCATGCCGGCGACTCTGGAGACCCTGGATCAAATGCTCGCGGCGTTCAACGCTGCCAGCAACGGCGCCATCGTCCTGTCGCCAGAAGGTTTCACCGGTGACTTCCTGCAGGAGTCGTTCTTCCAGAACCTGGCTTCTGCCCAGCGTCGTGTTAACCGCTACGCTGCTCAGGCTGCTGTGACTCCGGTAGACCTGACCGAACTGCAGAACACCACCGTGAAGGTGGCTGGTGGTTTCGGCCCGGTTCGCTATGAGCCTTCCCAGATGACCTGGCTGCAGCGCCCGACTGCTCAGGGCATCGAAGTGGCATCGCGCGCGTTCGCTGAAATCCTGCTCAAGGATCAGCTAAACACCGCCATTGCTGCACTGGTCGCCGCGATCACCGCTCAGGCTGCCGCTGTCAACGACGTGTCGGCCACCGCCGGCATCTCGCAGGCTGGTCTGAACAGCTCGCACGCGAAGTTCGGTGACGCCAGTCAGAACCTCGTCGCCCAGGTCATGACCGGCAGTTCGTGGCACAAGCTGGTCGGCCAGAACCTGGCGAACGTCAACAACCTGTTCCTGGCCGGCAACGTCCGCGTGGTTGATATCCTCGGCAAGACTTCCGTGGTCACCGACGCTCCGGCGCTTTCCCAGACCGGCACGCCGAACAAGGAAATCATCCTCAGCTTGGCCTCCGGCGCAGCGTTGGTGCATGACAGCCGCGACATCATCTCGAACGTCGAAACCAGCAACGGCCAGACTCGTATCGAGACCACCATTCAGGTCGATTACACCTTCGGCCTCGGCCTGAAGGGTTACACCTGGGACACCGCCAACGGCGGCAAGTCGCCTACCAGTGCGGCACTGGCCACCGGCACTAACTGGGACAAAACCGCCACCAGCATCAAGGACACCGCTGGTGTTGCCCTGATCGGTGACGCTTCCAAGTAACCCTTTGATGTCCATGCCGGGACGTGTGCCCGGCTTGGCGGAGATGCAATCATGAGCGAGAACAACGTCTGGTATTTGCCGGGCCCTTTTCACCGCTACGAAGGCGACGTAAAGGCTCAGGCCAAAAAGGCCGGCTTGATCATCGTCGACTCGAACGTGACGGACAGCCGTGACGGTGCCGCAGACAAGACGCCGACTGCCAAGCTGAAGTCAGAATGGTCGGCCAAGTCTGAAAAGACCGGCCCTGAAACTGATCCGAAGAAAATGAACGTTGAGGACCTGCGCGCTTGGTTGACGTCCAAGGGCATCGAGTATGATGCCAATGCACTGAAGCCGGACCTTCAAGCCCTCATCCCAGCGGAATAACTCATGGCACTCATCACCGAGGACGGTACCGGCAAGCCTGATGCCGAAAGCTACGCGAGCGCTGCCGATCTGGTCATCTACGCCGGAAAGTTCGGCGTGACGATCCCAGCAGACGAGCCGGTGCAGGAAGCATTGCTGCGTCGGGCCGCCTTGGCGATGGATGGCATGACGTGGAAGGGGAGAAAGATGTCGAGTGATCAGGCCTTGGCCTGGCCTCGGCGGGGCGTCGAGTTGGATTGCGAGATCAAGCCCGACAACTATCTGCCAGCACGGATCGAATACGGGCAGATGGCGTTGGCGGCTGAGATACACGCTGACGACATCGATCCGATTGAACAGCGCAAAGGCGCCGTGACGCTGGATCGTGTTGAAGGCGCGGTGACGCGGGAGTACGCCGTGATTCCGAGCAACAGTTCCCGACTTCTGCCGGCGGCGCCGGATCGTCCGAGTGCAACGCAGTTTGCTGACTATCTTCTGAAGCGCGGGTTGTTCGCTGTGCGGGCCTGATGGTAGGTTTTGGGCTCATTCAAAGGAGAGCCCTATGTCGCAAGAGAAAGGAAAGTCCCAGCTTGAGTTAGAGGCGTGGGATCGCTATGCCGCCGCGGCCATTGCAGGAATATCCAGCAGAGGCCCGGCGGACGCTATCGACGTGGCAGGCGAAGCCGCGCATTACGCTAACGCCATGCTGGAAGAGCGACGGGTGTTATGGCCAAAGTTGCTACGGCAAAACGAAAGCTGATCATAACCTACGGCTAAATCGGAGCCACCATGGCCTTCTACGACGAGATGGCCGTGATGGCCCTTGAGCTGATCACCGAGTTTGGTCAGCCAGTAACCCTCCGCGACACGGTCAAGGGTGTTTACGACCCGAGCACTGGCAAGACCGGCCCGGACACAGTCACTGAGCGGACCGCTCAAGGCATCCTGCTCGACTTCACCGGCCAAGAATTCCAAACCAACAGCCTGATCAAGATCGGCGACAAGAAGCTGAAGATCGCCGCGAGCGAGCTTACTGCGCCTCCGACGCTGCTCAGCAAGGTCATCGTCCAGGGCAAGACTTGGTCAATCGTCCCGCCTCTGAAAGAGATCAATCCAGCCGGAACGCCGCTGCTGTATGAACTGCAGGTGCGGTCATGAGTCGCGCGGGATCCGTCCAGTCCGGCAGTTTCGCGCTGAGCCTGGCCCAGTTCGCTGAGCAGGCCAAGGAAGCAATCGACGCGAGCCTGCGAGAGATCGTGATCGAACTCGGCAGCAGCGTGATCCGCATGTCGCCCGTGGGCAATCCAGAAATCTGGGCAGCCAACATCGCGCATCGCGCAAAGAACAAGG